TTGCAACATTTTTTAACCTTTCCAGGGTTTTCTCAAGGCCAGCATTCTGACTGGTAGTTAATCGGTTGTCCATGATGCCCGTTAGGGATACACCTAGTAATCTCTCCTCTTCTGTGTTCTTCTGCCATATTTTACGCAAGTATGGAAACTTGGTATAAGTAGATTGGATAGTGCCTAGTATTGTAGCTAGGCGTACCTTACGCTCTAAGTCATCTACAGTGTCTGTAGCCCTTATTACAACCTCTGTCAGGTTACAGAACTGGTTTGGTCGTAAGATAATTTCGCTACAGGGGTTAGTACCAAACTCGTAGTTAGGATCTCTACGTCCATTCTTAGCTGCTTGTACTTTACTAGCCTGACGATTAAAGACACCACGTTCACCTGACTTACTTTCCACTAGGGCTTGCCATTCCCGTAGAAATGTTTGCATATCAGGTTTCTCTGTGTAGCTTACTGAGTTGTTAGCTAACCCACGATGAGCAGAAGTTTCAAACCATTGTCCTGACTTAGCGTAACGCATACGATCATCAGATAGGTTAGATAAGCTAATCATAGCTGAACGACGAACACCACCAACTACAACAACCTGACCGATAAAACACATAAGATCATGGCACTCAATAGAAGATAGCCTACGTCCTTGTGCAGCCTTGAAAGTAGTAACTGCAAAGTTAAACAGCTCCACTAAAGGTGCAGGACCACTGGCTCTACCACCAAAGGTCTTAAGTCTAGCACCAGCAGGACGTACACGAGACACATCCCACTTAGGGATCTCACCAGCCCAGAGAAGCGCAAGGACTTGCCTAAAGGCTTTAGCCCAACCCTCTTTACTATCTTTAACTACAATCACTGTGTCGCTCTCAAATAGCTCAGGAACCTCTGGTAGCTTCTGGATGAACTGACGCTCTACTGAGAAGCCTACACCTGTGCCACACAATAAGATAAACATAGCTTCATCAAATGCTTTAGGATCATCTACTGGTAGATAGCTACAGTTGTACCCAGCAGTATTGTCACGGGCCAGTGCTGGTCCAGCAGTCATCATAGCTCGCATAGAGGGCATAACCTCTAGGTTTAAGATGGCATCCCGTAGTTGGTTCACATAGGAATCGTTACCAGCTTTAGGCCGTACCACATTATCCATGTAGCGTTCTACTGTGTCTCCCCAATCCTCACGACCCTTACCGTCGATGTATTTAGCGTAGCGAGACTTAGCAATAAAAGTCTGGTAGTCAGTTGGTAGGTAATTATTCATCGTCAGTCTTTCCTCTCGCTCTCATAGTCTTATCTTCTTCTAGCCAAACTAAACGGTCAATGTCAGATCTAGCTATCCCAATATCTGCAAGCTCTTTATCTGTTAGTTGATTAAGCTGCTTAATTGCTATTCTGTGAGTTCGCCATGTCGCAAGATAGTTCACATACCTCCAGAACCATGACATACCAGTCTTCTTCTTACTCATCGGTTGTCACCTGATCCTTGTAGTGTACCATTCTTTACACGCTCGTTTAGCTTCTCCATGTTCAACTCAATGATCTTAATCAAGCTGCCACCAAAGATATTAGATAGAGCTACAGTATAGAACAGTACGTCACCTAATTCTCTTAAGACTGCATCATCATCAATTCTGTTGTCACGAAATAGTTTCTTAATCTTCTCTGATACCTCACCAGCTTCGCCAGTCAATCCAAGGGCATTCTCAATCAGACGCTCCCGACCCTTAGTAATCATCTTGTCTTCTACAAACTGTGAGTACATATCAATCATGTCTTTCATATCTTTCGCTGTAAGCATTACATCAACCTTCCATAAAATTCTGTGTGTGCGTTTCTGTTGTCTTTATCGAACAAGTACCAAGCGCAGTTGTCTTTACCTGTCATCTTGCTACCTTCAATCCATTTAACTCTACCTATACTTACGATCTTTGTACAATAAGTCATAAGTGCAGCAGACTGTTTAGTGTGCGCCCAATCAGCATCAAACAACAACCAAGTTGGGCATATCTCCGTCCAGTGATCTATGAAAGCATGTAAGAACTTTCTTTCCCACGGTGGGTTAGTAATACAGAGATCAAGAACCTTATACTGACTACCAAAACTTATTTCCAGAGCATCCATTTGCTTGATGTCTGGGTGTCTAGGCTCTATGTCACAGGCGTATAAACATTCCCCTAGACCATCTGTTAGTTCGTGTATGTGGTGTATCAGTCTACCGTCACCAGCACAAGGCTCTACATAGTCAAACTTCTCATATGGTAAATGGGCTATAAGAGGTTCAACAGCTTCTATTGGTGTAGGGTAGTAATCTCTTGGTATCCTCTCAAAGTCACTACGCTTACCCATACAATTCTTTTAACCTCTTAAGTGATACAAACTCAGGCTCATAGATACCGTTGCTAATCTCACGCTTGATTACACAACCTTTCCACCAATCTCTATTTGCCTGTCCAGCCCACGTTTCTTCTGAGCCTTTGTAGCAACCCGCAACCAAACCGATAATCCCATTAGGGTGTGCGCCATCTTTAAACTTAAGATCACGTTTATGGCTATGCCCACAAGTAGAACTGTGATTACGATTGGCGAGTAAGCTATTAGCGTGATGTAAACCAGACATAGCTGTACCAAAATTACCACTACTAAAGAAGTGAGCATAAGAAACGCCATCATAGTCAGCGATAGCGGGGGCGCTATTAGTGTATTCGTGGTATTCGTCGAACCAGTGGTCTGTTTGAAGATGGCTGAAGGAAATCCCGTACTTGTCTCCCTGTAGTCTTGGGTCGTGTGCGATAGCTTTTTTGATTCTATTCTCATGGTTCCCCTCAAAGCCAATCCAATACGGGCGCTTATACTTTCTATCACTAGGTTTCTTCCGTAGACGATCCATTGCTTCATTGTAGCAGTTGATGTCCTGTTCGTAGTTCTGACTTACGATAGCCTCTGGGTAACGTGTATCAAAGGTATTAAGAGAGCGCATATCAGCACCATCACCTAAGTCAATTATGTAGGTAGGGTTTACCTCATAGATTAATTCCCCTAGCCAGTCGAAACGCTCATTTCCCGTCGAGGGGTCTGAGTGAGCGCATGAGAATACTACTGCTGTCTTAGCTGTCATATCGGGTATCCATTTCAAATTCTATTAGTATGGGTTCGATTGATCTGTAGAAGTGACTCTGAAACTCGTAGGCTGCATCAAAGGAGACAAACGGGATCTCTTCATCGAACATAACCTTACTTGGGTTCCTTTCTTGGGGATCTTCTACTCTACAGTTTAACCAGTAATTACCATCTTCATCTTCGTAGGGGCCATCAAGAACACGATGGACTTTAATCAGGATTGTTTTAACCATTCGTCGGGTATCCTTTTATCTGCGTATAAGAAGCCATATTTACTACACCAATCTCCATATGTACTCTTTGCACCTTTATATAACTTGGCTCTGGAGTTAGAGAAAACAAACCTTATGTCGAGGAAAGGATGTTGTTGTTTAATAATTATGTGTTTCTTCCTATCTGCTGCTACAAACCTGCCTTTAGATTCTATGATGATACCATTGGGCAGTTTAAAGTCAGGAGTGTAAGTCTTGTTCTCAATAAGTTGCCACTGAACTTTTAGCTTCTCATATTCAAACTCTACACCTCGATCATTAAGATCCTTAGCTATGTCATCTTCTAAACCAGATCGGTAGCCATTCTTTATTGCGTGTCTTCTACGCTCACTGGTGGTTCCCATAGCTCACCCTCCTTACGTCTTAACCAAAGTAACCTTGCACACTCTATGGCGTGATCTATATCCCCTTTGTAAGCTTCAAGAGCTGCCTTCCAGAAATCTTCCTCTGTCTTACAGTCCTTGTAGATTTGAACGGCTTTCTTAGGGCCAATTCCAGGAGCGCCACCTATGTTATCTATTTTATCACCTGTCAGTAGCTGGGTATAAAAAGCTCTCATAGCCTCTTCCTTACTGACTTTTGTAAAGGTTTCTTTAGTTAGGTTGTAATGATGACAAGGTATCTGCATAAAGTCCTTATCTGTGGAAGCTATGGTAGTACTAGGACCAAGCTTAGTCGCCTCTATAGCTATAAGATCATCTGCTTCTTCCCCTTCGCTAGTAATAGCATTGTAGTTCACTGTTAAGTAGTCCCTGATGAGAGGTAGGTATCTGGGCTTTACTGCTGCTACTCTATTGCCCTTATAGACCTTCTTAGTAGCTATAGAGTACCTGAAGTTACCTTTGCCTGTAAGGTAGACGGTGTACTCATCGGGAAGACTGAACAACGTAGTTTTATCCAGTATGTCCCCCATAAGCTCATCTACCTTACTCTTGGCATCTTCAGGAAAGTCTTTGTCGGTAACGTGAGCCGCACGATAGGCTACAATGTCACCATCTATTAAAACCTTCCCATCTATCATCAGAAGCTCCCAAAGACCATCTTACCATCGTCTTTCTCAAAGGCTACATCTGCAACATAACACCACCCACCTGCCTTAGTTGCGTCAGTAAATACATTAGATAAAGCCCAGAGATCGTCTATGTTGTGACGCTCAATAATAGTCTTACCCTCAAATCCATCGTCTTCACTTTCGCTTTCAAAGATGATTGTTACCTTCGTCATTTGACTACCCCACCATAAACATTTTATCGTCTTCAGTTGGCTCTCCTGAAGTGTAGGGTACATGCTCAGTGATACCTACGTTAAGAAGGCGTACACCAGCACCATTAGAGTAAGTCTCAAATTGAACCTTAGCTTTAGTACCGTTACCTAGAGGTCCATCCTCTTCAAAGTTCCACAGTGTCTTCTTATCCATACCATTTGTAAGATTGACAATGTTTGGTGCGCCACCATAGTCTTTCTCAAAGGGCTTACCGTAGCGATCAGTAAATTTCTTAACATCTTTAACCATGCGTTTAAGCTTCATGTATTTACCAATGCCATACTGAGCATCTCCGTCGATAATACGGGGGCTATTCATTGGTTCTGGATCTAAACCATCTTCTAATAGTTGACTGATTTGATTTGGGTCTGTGAAGTATGCCTGTACGATATACTGACCACCTTTATCAGCAATACTCTTAGCTACACGGTTGCCTTTAGGGTCTCCGTAGTCAGCGTTCTCAGGGAATACTTTAGCGTACTGTAGTACCATATCCATTGTGTATTTAGCCATGTGTCGAGTTCCTTTTCGTTAGGGCTGTATTATATATTAGGCACCCAAAAGCAGATTTAACAAGCACCTTTGAGTATTTTTTTACACTTTAGTGTATCTCTGCATAAGTGTTGCCAAATTGCACATCTGTACCTAATGGTACGTTCAAACTTAGCTCTTTATTAAGCTGAGATACTGCCTTTTCCATCTTATCTTTTACATCTGCTTCTGCTCCTTCTTCTACCAAGGCAATAACTTCATCGTGAAATTGACCAATGGTTTTAATGCCCTGTTTCCTACATGCAGCAACCCAACTATCAAAGCAATATACTCCTGTGCTTTGGTTAAGTGTACTGAACCTATCCTTCTCATTGCGTAAACTGTACCAGAATTTAGAGACTGGATTAAACAACCAATACCCATCTAGGCACTCCTTAACCTTAGCTACCTCTGCAACCCTCTGTACTGACCAGTTACGTGACCAAAAGGCATCTATTAGTGCCTTAGCCTCTCTTAAGCTCATACCCGTCTCACGGGCCAGCTTAGGCGCTCCTACGCCATATGTAGCACTGTAGTTCACTACCTTGTAGTTCTTGCGTAGTGACTTCAAGCTACGTTCCCCTGAGTTGTGTTTGTCGATGTCCTCTTGTGTGATAACACCAGCATGTTTAGCCAAGTCTAAGTGTGGATCAAAGCCCTCTTTACTCATTTCAGCTACATAATCGGGGTCTAATGGTTTCATGTAGTGACGCTTGGTTGTATCCTCTAAGCTAGTCATGTCAGCCCCACACAAGGTGTAACCATCAGGTGCAGTCAGACACCCACGTATTTCAGCACCATAGGGCTTTTCCACTGAGGGTAGATTGACTAATGGTCTTGCATGACGGAAGCGCATTGTGTTGGTAAATCCTGCGATAGTTGCTTGCACGTATCCATCACGCTCTGCATCAACCATGCCTTTAAGAACAGATATACGATGGCTGAGAACAGAAAGCCCATCAAGAAGGTGTATAGCTTCATCCTTAGGGGCCAGTCGTAAGACTGAGGGGCATAGTTCTGCATCCTTGCGGATCTGCGGAATACTTCTTTCATTCTTGCCATCCTTGTCCTTAACGTACTTATGGGTAGCTGGTTCCCAACCTAAGCTATACAACCAAGACTTAACTTGGTCAGGAGAATTAGGGTTAGCTCTCTCAACCTTATGCAGCACTTGCATCTTTGTTGTAGTCACTGGAACTTTATATTGTCTACAAAGAGTCACCCAGTTCTCACCAGCTACAGACAACTCTCCATTCTTCTTCTCCATCTGAGCGGGTTTGTTTGCCATCTTATATCTCTTAACCTCTGGCATAGCATTAGCTAACTGCTCAATCTTCTCAGCCTTAAGTGTCTCCCATACCTCTAGGTGTGTACGAGCTTTAGTTACATCTAATTTCCACTGTAGGGCTTCTTGCTCTGCTGCGCACTCCATCTTGAAGGTTAGGTAGTCTATAAGGCGATTTTTATCTTCTTTGTTGTCATATAGCTTGTTAAGCTTCTTGTCTAAAGCTACCCATAACTTAGA